CGAAGAAGTTTTTACATATCCTCAGCCCAGTACCCTTAACTACGTGTCAAGTAGACCAAACACCATGTTATATGGTACCGCTCCATATATGGCGGGTAAAGGTTCACCAGCACAGTACATTGACACATCTGATCAACTCAGACCACAAAGTACATCTCGTTTCAATAAAGTTTTAGCGAAGACTTACGAAAGAAATTTTCACCCACTTCAAAATGTCGAGTGTAAATTACCACTTAGAACACAATCATATGAACCATCGAGTACCAGAGCCGAAATGCAAAATGGTTTGTTTCAGCAAAGATACCTCAATAAAAATCTCGCTAAGAAATAAGAATGGCTGATCCTATATCTATAATGGCTATAGCCGGCTTAGTTTATGCCGGTAGAAAATTGAGTCAACCAGACGAAAAATACACAATAGAAGGTAACCCAATAGAAGAAGAAGAGGTAGTCTCCGATTTTTCTAATATGGAGGTTACTCAACAAACAGATTATTTAGGACCTTTATCACCATTAGTAGAACCATCATATAATTCAAAACAAGAAATGGGATCGTTCGCTCAAATTGCTCCACAACAACGTTCTTCGGGTGGTGAAGTTTTGTCTATGAGAAATCGTATGTATGACGCGGGGAGAATGAATAATCTTTCACCAATTGAAAAACAACTCGTCGGACCAGGTTTGGGTGTTGGACCAGAAGTTCCCGCATTTGGGGGTAATCAACAATTGTTTCGTGTTAATCCAGAGAATGTTGGTGCGTATCGCTTAACGACTTTACCTGGTAGGTCGGGTCCAGCATATGATGCTAAGGGTGGTAGACGTGGTATTGTCGGTGAAGTTTCACACAATAGACCAGAAAAGACTGCATTTTTACATGGTCGTCTTCCTCCAGTTGCAGGTAGAGCGCAGGGTATGACTGGTAGAACGCCAAGAGCAGAACATGAACGCACAAAGAGAACAACAAATAGATCGGAAACTGGTTCCAGAACCGATACATTAAATTTTGCATCTGCGAAGAGAACGGTTTCTGCACTTACACGTGCTCAGGAACCAACACGAAACAAAGCTGATGGTGCTATAGAACAATATCAATACAATAATCAACCAGCCCCAGGTATTAGCAGCTTTGTTGGTGGATACTTGAATACACCAGCGACTAAGATTGGTGAAAAGAGAACATTCGGTTCCGCGTACACAGCCGAGGAACTTACAAAATATGGTTTCAGACCAGACGACCGCCGTGGTAAACCAAATAGAGCTGCGGGTCCAGGACGAATGAACGTTCGTGCCGATGCACTTAACCAAGGAGGTATGGTTACAAGTGTTCGCTCTGATACAACGAGAATTGATGGTCGAGTAAATGCTGCGAATGGTGCTTGGACACAACAATATAGACATAACGATTATCATAAATTCAATGCTTATAAGGGACACGAAAATCCAAATGCTACAAATATGAGTTTGGATACAGCTAGAAGACAACTTTCAAGTAACCCATTAGTTCATAGTCTTTCTTAAATAACTAAAAAATTGAGACATACACTCATTAAAATAATGCTCCTATATTTTAATGAAGGTACATACCTTAGATATAGACAGTGGTGAACGAGACCCTGTTTTGTATTCAAATCCAAGTGATTATGTTGTACATCTAAAAAACCCTATTTATGATGTAACTAAAATTTCACTTATATCAGCACGTATACATAATAGTCAGTACCTTATACACTCCAGGAACAACCAATTTGATGTTTTAACAAACGGTGGTACCACTCAAACGGTAACTATACCAATTGGAAACTATAACGGAGAAGAATTAGCCGAAGCTATTAATACCAACTGTACTATAATTACAGATACAACTTTTGATAAAGATACGAATGCTATAACGTTTACAGGGTCGAGTGATTTTACATTTTTGTTTTATACTGGTACAAACAGTTATACATCTGGTACAAGTGGATACACAACACCCCACGATGTTTTAGGTTTACCCGCTTCAAACGTGTCATCAACTTCAAGTTCGTTAGAAACTGGGAGTATTAATTTACAGGGTCCCGATGCAATTATAGTTAAATTGAGTAGTGGTTCAGATGAATTTAACAAAACAGTATTTTCGGAAACACCTTTTTATACAGGACGTATACTTCTATGTGGTGACGTGATTAACTTTTCGGGTGTTGATGATACAGTTGAACACAATTTTGATTCTGGATCACAAAAAACGATATCGAGTTTACGTGTTCAGTTTTATTACAGTAGTAACAATCGGTTAATACCATATGATTTTAGAAATGCGAATCATATACTTAAACTTGCAGTCACATGTTCAACTGATAAACTTGAGAATATTGCTAAAGTGGAACGAGACTTTGCTCTTCCACCACCTATGAGTATCCCCGAAATGGAGGATCCGCGTAGATGGGATGCGTTTATATCTATATTTATGGTAGTCGCAACCGGTTTATTTTTATTATTGGTTATGCGTAAGCCTAAACTTATCGAGTAACCGCGAAGAGTGGTTGAGCTGGCTTTTGCACACGTGTAGAGACACGGGAGATACCAACATAGACCAAGATGGACAAGAGCGTCGTAAACAAGGCCGTGAGCGTGTAGTTCATACCACCGTTCTTGTTGACCTTAACAACTTGGTTAACAGTCCATCTGACCAAGTCCATCCACGAGAGGGCGGCGGCGAAGGAGAAGCCGGCAACGACGGCGTTGAGGGATTGGGACTCGAGTTCACGAGCGACGAGCGTAACAGTTTCAGCAGCAGTAGACATTTTTATATATAGTATCCTGAGATTTTAATCGGGGAGTAAATCTTCTTCTATTAAAATTTTTTTATAGTGTTTCGGTTTCATATATCCTTTTAACATACCAACATTTATACGTTCTATTCCTGAGTCAGATCCCGAATCTGTTTCTGTATCGGAATCACTTTCAGTATCAGAACTATCATCGTCATCATATATCTTAAAATGTTTAGACGTTCCCTCGTATCCTTCAGGTTCCGATATGTTCATTACTATCTATAGCATTTTTTAACATTAATTCTGACGGGTTTTTTGGTTCCCATGCATCCCAATTATCATACGCCATATTCATTTTGACAAACTTATATTCGCGTCCTGTGTACCGTGTAAAAGGAATTTCTTCATCTTCAAATTCAATGTCGTCTTCTTCATCTTCTTCATCTTCTTCATCTTCTTCATCGGAAGATTCTCTATATATTTCTGGGAAATATGTTCCCATTTTCCTACCAACTTCATTCATGGCACAATATTTCATGGCATATTCCATATCTTCACTAACAACCATATCTCTACCAGAAGCCTTGGCGTATTCAGCTGCGAGAACCATAGTTCTTTCGAGTACGGGCTGAATAATGTTAATAGCAGAGTCCTGGACCTGCTCAATTAAGTTTTCGGTTGCGTCTTTTTCTTGTTGATTCATTATAAATTAAACAGTGTTTTAGCAATTCCGTTTTCTACACGGAGTATGTTATAACTTAGGCCTAAAACTCTAAGTTCTCTTTTAGCCAAGTTGTCTGGTAATATTTTGAGTTTTAAATGCTGTTCTTTAATTAAACTAAAATTTCTTTGTCCGGTTGGATACCACCGCTCGGGTTCAAGTGCGAAACTATACGAATAGTATCTTCTAAATAATTGTGTTCTTGAATGATGTATACCACTTTGTACTGCGCGTAAGTTTATGACATTACCCGAAACTTTATCTAAAATAATTGAGTCGTCTAATTGTATTTCAAGGTTTTGTAAATGTTCATAATTTACGTATTCACCGTTATACAATTGGTAATTTGAATCATAATCAAAATTGGTAACAAAATGACCACCTATAACTTTTCTAAGTCTTTGAATTACAAAAAAAAGTTCCTTTATGGGATTTTTAAATTCAAGTTTATGTTTAATATCAACCACAGAATCTATATTTAAATCCTGTGGTATTTCAGTCTTACTCTCTTGTATCTGAGTGATTATATAATCTATTTTTTTACTTAATAACATCTGTTTTTCTTCTTCATCTAGAGAAACCATTTCAGTTGTTAATTTTAAACTTTTTATAAGTCCTTTTGTTTGTACGAAATCACCTAAATAAAAAATTGAATTATTATTTGCAGGGTCGGTTGTGTCATACCCCCAAACACAATCTTTTAGATCTCTAAGTTTTATAACAATTTCTATTTCCTGACCTGTTATGGCACAAAGTGGTACAGCAAGTTCGGGATTATTATAAAAATAAAATGGTATATCAACAAAATATTTAGTATCAGAAGTTGCTAAACCTAGATACCCTGCAATTTGAACTGAAGATACCTGAGTACCTGAAAATTCTAAAGGTGGTTTCCCAATAAGTTTCTCTAAATTATGTTGTTTTGTTTGTGTAACGTAATTATCAGAATATATAGCTAAGAAATCACTTGGTATATGCTGAATAACCTGACCACCTATCAGAATTTCTACATACTCAATCATGGCATGACCTATAGATTCTACGTATCCTATACCTTCAATATTGTTCACTAAATTCTGTTGTATACTAGATAATTCAACTTTCATACTCACTGTCTTAAGAAGATCACCTTGGTTTTGTGGGATTGTACATCGAATAGTGTTACCAAATTCTACTTCACCTTCAACGTCTAAATCAACAAAGAATGGTGCAAAGTTTGTATGTTTTTGAAAATTCTTTATGAAATAGGTATATTCGGGGTCGTCTGTAAAAAAGGCGTCCTGTGGACCAGATGTTTCTAATTGAACACGTCCAGCCATTACTAGTATAACTGACTAAAATTTTAAACCCCCGAGTCCGCTGCTTATACGTAAAACGTTATAGTTTACAGCGTATACGTAAACTTTGTGTCCGAAACTCGCGTCTGGTGTATCGAGTTCAATATCTATCAAATTATGTGCTATTCTACTCATGTTAACTTGACCTGTAGGGTAATACGTTTCTGGTTTCAACGAGAAACTATATACACCAAAGTTATTACCCGTTACCCCCGTATAATACTTTAATGGTTGTTCGTAACTGAGCATTAAATTATCAGCGTCTATGATTATGTTATTGTTAAATTTCATAGTAACTTGTTTTATTGGTTCGTATTTGTATACATCATCACTTACAGCCAAAAAGAACATTTCCTTGACCGGATTTTTAAAGTTAAGCATACCAGATTTTTTAAATTCACCTGGTTTAAATTTGAATTGAGACATTTGGAGTTGGGTTATAACGTATTCTATGGGACGCGAAAGTAAAAAATTCTTTTCGTCTTCGGTGATAAAAAAGAAATCTGTTACAAGAGAAACCTTTTTAATTGATGATGAAACTCCCGAAGGTGGTTCGGATAACGTACCACTCGTTCTCGTATACGATACAGTGACATCTTCAAGTTTTTTAAACTTTATACGCACTTCTACCAGTTGTTTTGTTAATGCACATACGGGTATAGCTAAACTTGGGTTTCTAAAGAAATAAAAGGGTAAGAATATACTATAATCCCAATCGTAATCTACGTCTATGTAGTTACCATGTCCCGTTAAGAAGTAGAGTGTTTGATCGATATCATCTTTATTACTGTGTATTTGGTCATACATGTAAATATAATCACCCGTTATTCTCTCTATGGTTTGCCCACCAATAACAAGATCGGCATGGTCTATTATCTGTGCACCTATAGAATCACGGTATCGAATCGTTTTCACGTTTATTTGACCACCCATAC